GGCACAGTGCTTGACGGCATTTGGATGGAGCAGCGGCAGTACGTGCAGAAAATCCTCAGCCATCAGGCGGATGACGACACGCTTTTCGGGATTGTGTACACCATCGATGAGGGTGACGACTGGAAGACCGAGGACGCTGTGCGCAAGGCCTCGCCGAACTTCGGCGTCTCGGTACAGCCCCGCGAGATCCTCTCGCTCCTCAGCAAGGCGATAGCGACGCCCGCGGAGGAGAACAACTACAAGACGAAGTACCTCGACATCCCCTGCACCTCGAACCACGCGTGGATGCCGCTTTTGAGATGGCAGAAGTGCGCGAGGGACATCAGCGTCAAAGACTTTGAGGGGCAGTATTGCGTCTACGGCATAGACCTGTCGTCAAAGAGCGACATCACGGCGGTTGTGAAACTCTTCTGGCGGCTTGAGGATGACAATCAGGTTCACTACTACGTATTCCCTGACTTCTGGCTTCCCTCGGAGCAGGTGCTCAAATCCGCGAACTCGCAGTACAAGGGGTGGGCATCACAGGGGCTCATACACACAACCGAGGGCCCCGTCGTCGATCTCGGCGCGATCCAGGAGTGGATAGCGAAGGACTTCATGTACTATCAGACGATAGCGATAGGCTTCGACCCGTGGCAGGCGACACAGCTTGCGCAGAACCTCATGGCCTACGGCGCGCCGATGGTGGAGGTGTCGCCCAACGTGAAGAACTTCTCCGAGCCGATGAAGCAGGTGCAGGCTCTTGTCCTGCAAGACCGCATACACTTCGTGCCTAATCCGGTTATGGACTGGATGGTGTCGAATGTCGTCTGCCACATGGACGCAAAGGACAACATCTACCCGCGCAAGGAGAAGCCGGAGAACAAAATTGACGGAATTGTAGCTTTGATCACGTGTATGAATCAGGCTATACAGTTGCAGGTGGATACTAACTATATACAGCGTGCTCCGGAGTGTGGTATAATGTACGAAAATACACCAGCAGTCATTTGACATATAGGTGCGGTATGAGTCTAGGCGGATTTTTCAGGTCTATCTTCGGCATCGGCGGCGACCACCGCGGGTGGCAGAACAACGAGCCTTTGGGGAGCGTCATCGAGGGCTCCACGCAGGTGTCGCCCGACCTCAGCATGCAGCTGTCCGCTGTCTACGCCTGCGTCAACCTCATATCCTCGACCATCGCAAGCCTCCCCTGCGATGTCTTCATAATCAGCGAGGACGGGAGCCGGAAGCCTGACAAGGCCTGCTCGCTCGCGATGCTCCTCGGCAACTCGCCGAACTACAATATGTCGCCCTTTGAGTTCTGGCAGGCGATGACACGCTCGCTTCTGCTGCGCGGCAACGCCTACGCCCTCATCGGCAGGAAGCGTGACGGCTCGGCGTACTCAATCACGCCGCTCAGCGCCGACCAGATGAACGTGAAGCGCAATGAGCAGACCGGATTTGTCGAGTACCACTACTATAACGACAAAAACGAGATTCAGGTGCTTGACCCTGCCAATGTCTTCCACTGGAAGCACCTCGGCGACGGGTACATCGGGCTCTCGACCATCGAGTACATGCGCGGCACTCTGACTGAGGCAGCGTCAGCCCAGGGCAACGCCGTCGACATGTTCGCCGGCGGCGGTCAGGTGACGGGCATCATCAAGCCTGTCGGCATCCTGACTCCCCAGCAGAAGGCCGACACCGTGAGGGGCTTCAGCCAGCTCCGGAGCAAGGGCAAGGGCATCCTCATTCTCGACCGGCAGATGGACTTCCAGCAGCTCGCGCTGACTCCTGCGCAGACTCAGCTTCTCGAGACAAGGCGTTTCAGCGTTGAGGAGATCTGCCGCTGGTTCGGCGTGCCGACAGGGCTTGTCGGCGGAACGGGCGACATTGAGAAGGAGGAGGGCTGGTTCTACAAGTCGACCATCCTCCCCCTCTGCATCTCAGCGGAGCAGGCCATCACGAAGCGCGTCGCCTGCAAGGCCGAGAAGCACCACGAGGTGCGCTTCCGCCTGTCGTTCCTGTACCGCGCGAACGACTACGAACGCACGCAGATTTACGCCACCCAGCTCCAGAACGGCATGCGGACACGTGCCGACATCGCCCGTGAGGAAGGCTGGGAAGTGGGCAATGCCGAGGGCATGGACATCCACACCGTACAGTCCAACCTCATGCGCCTCGAGGACGTCGGCAGGGTAGAGCCGACAAAGGAAGAGACTCCGCTGTCATCACAGCCGAACAAAAATTAGGAGGAACCATGGATTTCCGCAAGAGCATTATCCTCAGCAAGGCTGAGATTGAAACGGACGAGGCGGGCACCATCGAGGGCTACGCCAGCGTCTACTACGGCAACGACTCTTACAACGACACCATCGTCAAAGGAGCCTTTGACGACTGCGTCAACGCCGAGGAGAAGCCCAAGATGTTCTTCAATCATGACCGCTACAGCGTGCCTATCGGCAAGTGGGAGGAGGTCACGGCTGACGACAAGGGGCTTTACGTCAAAGGGAAGCTTAACCTCGAGGTCTCGCAGGCGAAGGACGTCTACAGCGCCGTAAAGGCCGGAGACATTGACGGATTTTCCGTCTGCATGATGATAGACCCTGCCCACTATACCCTTAAGGACGCGAACGACCTGTGGGGCGGCGGCTTCATCGAGCATGTCGAGGCACTGCCCGAAATCTCGGTCGTCACCTTCCCTGCCGACAAGGCGGCAAGGATTGAGAAGGTGAAGTCCGTTGACTTTTCCAAATTTGCAAACCTGTCAGACTTTGAGCACCTCCTGCGTGATGCAGGCTTCTCGAAGTCAACGGCGACTGGCATCGTCAGCCGCTTTAAGGCCGTAGCTCTCGCTCAGGGTGATCCTGACGCGGCGGCAAAGGCCGAGACAACCAACGATGAGCTTTCCGCGATTCTCGCAAAGATTCGCGCAATCTGAAATCACAAAAGGAGACTACCATGTCTGACATCAATGAAATCATGACCGGCCTCGACAAAATCAGCGAGCGCCTTACCAACCTTGAGACTGACCGCGTGTCCGCGAAGGCCTTCGCCGATAAGGCTCAGGAGCTCGGCGCGAAGCAGGCAGACCTTGCCCGCGAGCTCCTCGAGATCCGCCAGAAGTCTGAGGCTGTACCTGCCAAGGCTGAGGCGAAGTCCGTCGGCGATTCCTTTGTCGCTGACAAGGCGTACACTGACTTCGTGAGCGGCGCGGCAACCTCCGCGAGAGCAGTCATCACCCTCAGCAAGGGGGATTCCACCCCGACCAAAGTGGGAACCTCCGGCCCTGCCGCAACCTCCCTCGCTCCTTCCTTCTACGCTGGCGTTTTCGGCACTCCGAACGTTCCGCAGAAGATCGAGCCGCTCATCCCGCACATTGCCGTAACCACTGACTCTGTTGACTACGTAACCGTAGCTGACACCATCGGCGCGGCAGGCGTAGCCGAGGCTGGCACAATCCCTGAGAGCACGTTCACCCCGACCCTCGCGAAGGCGAATGTCGTCAATGTGGCTCACTACACCAAGATCACCAAGCAGCTTGCTGATGACGCCCCTGCCCTTGCCGCCTACATCAACACCAAGATGCTCTACGGCCTTCAGAACAAGGTGGAGAACCAGATCGTCAACGGCAACGGCACCGCTCCCCAGCTGAAGGGACTCCTTGCAGACGGCTCCTACACTAACGCTTCCGCTCAGCTTGCCGGCGCGAAGAACCTTTTCGACCTCCTCCTGCTCCTCCAGGGCGTCGCCGAGACCGCGGCTTACGAGCCTGAGGCTCTCGTGCTCAACCCGATGACCTGGGCACAGCTTGCGATGGAGAAGGACTCTCAGGACAGGTATCTGCTCGGCGGCCCCGGCCTTGCTGCAAACAAGTGCGTGTGGGGCATCCCTGTCGTCACCTCCTCCGCAGTCCCTGCCGGAAAGTTCATCTTCGGCAACTTCACCCAGACCGTCACCATCTATGACCGCCAGCAGGTGGCTGTCGAGATGACAAACACCAACGAGGATGACTTCACCCGCTACCTCTACACCATCCGCGCAAGCAGGCGCCTTGCCCTCGCCGT